CTTGAGAGTATCCTCTACCTCACAATTCTCAGGCATCATACGATGAACAATATCAAACATAGGAAAGAATTCCTTTGCTGCTTCATTTACCTCTTCAACAGTCAGTGGATCATACTCCTTCATGTTCATGCTCCTCAGGTAATTTTGCTTCAATTGCTTCATCAAGAGAAAGAATCATACTGCGAAGAGCAATTGTTCTTTGTCCTGGAAATTCATAACTGTCTTGCTTTGTGTATTGAAACAATGCTTCCCTAACAATAGCAGCAGTATGGATGTTGACTGATAGATCAATGTTGATATCACAACTCATTTCCAACCTCCTTTTTTAACCCACTCATTATGGTATTGATTATTCCAAGCAGAACTAATACCATAAGATGGTTGAACTACTTGCTCAATATATCTACGATTTTCTCTTGCAATATTGAGACTTTGTGTCTCTAAATTCTTTACTCTACCATCAACTTGAGATGCCCACCACACTGCACCAGCACCTTGAATTAGCAAAAAAGATACAATTGCAAATGGAATCTTTAAATCATTCATCTTCCAAATCTCCTATCCATTTTAAGTTTAATAAAGTACATTACAATCAACCACATTGAGAAGATGATAACTTCTTTGTATCCCAAGAAGTTCCAACTGATTATAGATCCGCTCACAGGTCTCCCTCTCTACGATTTTCAGATTTGTGAACATCAAAACTACCACCAGGATATCTTGCTTGTAGTTTATCCACATTCATCTCAATAACCTCATCAAATGTGGTCTCAAGTGCCATACATGCCTGAGCAAGATACCAGCAGATATCACCCAATTCACGTTTCATGTGAAAAACATTATCTTCATTGTAAGGTTTCCCTTGGAAGACAATCTTCTTCACAACTTCAGTAAATTCACCAGACTCTGCAGTGAGACCAAGAGCAGCAGTCATCAACTGTGATGTGTTTGTTCCATTTGCTTCAAGTTCTGCAAAACGAGTTGCCATCATGGCATAGTCCAGACTAGGAGCACTGGTCACTCCCTTTACAAATTCAAGATACTTTTCTGTGTCTACTGTCATTTTAAAATTTAAATCCCTCAAATGATTTTTTGGGTTTTTCATCATAATCATACTCTTCTTCCTTGCCATTGTCAAGGATATCTTCTTGAGCAGACTGTTCACAATCATACAATCTCATCTTTGCTCTATCAACACCAACAACAAATCTCTTGAACATGTTGAGATCATTGTATCTGTTCTTCAATTGCTTTACCATAATTTGTCCCAGTCCCTCCAAATCTTCAGTAGAAATAAGGGCAAACATAAGATCAGCAGTAGCAGGGAGGCCAAAGGACTCACTGGTATCAGTAAGCTCAACATCAGAGCTACCATAACCAGAACGAGTGGTCTGCGTGGCAGAAATGATAGGGACGTTTGCTTCGCAAGCCAATCCTCTAAGTTCTTCAGCAATTGCCTTGACAACAGTATATGAATTGACATTACTGCCTGCGCGATATCTTGAGGAAGCGCATATATTAAGATAATCAATAAAAATAATGTCAGGTCTAAAAGACTTCTTAAGGGCAAGTTCATTAAGAAGTGACCTGAAGTGACCAGCATGGGCAGAGGCAGTAGGATATTCTTTAATAATTAGAGTGCCTTGAGTCTTTTGAGCAATGTTATTAACTTTTGTCTCAAACATTTGCTTTGGTAAGTCAGCAATCTCTTGAATATTGACATTCAGAAGATTAGCATCAATTCTCTCTGCAATTCTTTCCTCAGCCATCTCAAGCGTGATGTATAGTACGTTCTTGCCTTGGAGTAACACACTGCTTGCGACATGACACATAAACAAAGACTTACCAACACCAGTGCCAGCAAGAGCAATATTGAGTGTTTTATTTGGAAGGCCACCCTTTGTAATCTTGTTAAAGAATTCCAGGTCAAACTCGATCCTTTCTTCCTTCTTGTTGTATAAGTCAAACCTTTCTGCATAATCTTGAAGATAGTCGTGTCCTACATTATTATCAAAACTAACAGCAAGAGCATCAGATAATATAGAAGGTATCGCATCTGGTTGCTTCTTTTCATCTTGTCCATCTGCAATAGCGATAGATTCCATCAATGCCATATATATGGCACGTTCTCTGCACCAGTTTTCTGTGGTGTTTTCTAACCATTCTTTTTCTGCAGGTTCATTGTCCAGGTAACTAATAAGTTTTGATATTTCAGTGTAAGAAGTATCATTGATATCCTTTCTCTTCTCTACCTCAATAGAAAGAACTTCCTTTGAGGGAACTTCATTATATTCAGATACAAAAGATACTATCTCTTCAAACACAACCTTTTGATTTGTGTCTTGAAAATATTCTGCCTTAATAAAGGGAATGACTTTTCTTAGATATTCTTCATTATGTAAGAGATTCCTGAGAACCAAAAATTCAATCTTGTCCATCAATTACCATATGAGAATTCTTCTTTTGCAATTACATCAAGTTTTTCCATTACCTCTGGTGTGAAGTATGTCTCTGGGTCTTTATAGATTGCTTTGGCATAGACTTTCTTACCATCAATCTCATAACGACCTGCTACATTCTTCCAGAGTCCTCCAATCTCCCCAAGTTCCAAAAGACCATAATAGCGATCAAGACCACGCTCATCATAGTAAAGGCGAACAGTAACATCCTTATTCTCCTTACTCAAACGCGACTTAGCAGTCTTAGCTTTGATAAGATTTCCAACGACTTCTGTGCCATCTTTTTCCTTTTTCTTGCTGAGATAGATGATTGTACTTGCTGCATACTTGAGTCCACTACCCCCTCCCATTTCTTTAGTTGGTACGTAAGCTCCAATGACATCGTATGTGTGATTTGTGACAATGAGCGGAACATTTGCTTGTCCTAGTTTGAGGGTTAACATTCTGAAAGCACCTTTGACCAGTTGTGATTTGGTCATGTCACGAACTTGTTTTTCGTTCAGTGCATCTGTAATCTCTTTCTCAGTGGAAAGCATACCCAGTGAGTCTAGCACAAACATACAGGGTTTGCGCTCATCTTCAGATTTTTTTAAGTACAGGTCCACTGCTCTGAGTGCCTTTGACCTGAACTCCTCAATAGTTACTACATTGATGACAACCAGTCTGGTAAGGTCAATCCCTCTACTTGCGAGTAGACTCTTATTAACAGCTGCTTCAGTGTCAAAATATAGGCAATACCCATCAGGGTTAGAATCAAGGAAATTTTTGACAACTGCAAGCGAGAAGAAAGTTTTTCCAGTGCTAGACTCGCCAGCAATGGCAGTAATCTTATTCCCAGATACACCACCAAATATAGACCCTGAAACAAGTCCATTAAAAATGTACGAACCTGTATCAACAAATTTTTCTGTGTCATCGATGTCTCTTGCGAGTTGGGTGTAGTCATCTCCAATCTCTTTTACAATCTCTTTTAAAAAATCCATTAAATTACAAATCCAAATTCTTCACGTGCAATCTTCTTGTAAGGACCACCAGGATTGGCATCCCTAATCTCCTTGATCTTTTTCAGTTTTTGATAAAGAGATGTATCACCACCAAGTAGTAATGATTTTACAATAGTAGCAAGTTCTTTGTCGTTAATAGGTAGGTCCATTAGGAAAAAAATAGTTCCAGGTTTACAACTTTCTCAACATTCCAACCAATAGCATCAAGAATGACTTTGACAGGTTCCAAGAAGGCTTTGTCAAATTGTAAGTCATAATCAATGTACTTGTCAACACCAAGTTCCACTGGGAAATCTGAGATGAAAGAAATAACATTCTCTCTGATGGGATTTGCTTTTTTCAGGTAGAGAAATTTAATTTTCTCCCCATTGTTGATGAGTGAGTATTTAGTATCAAGGTTCTTCTCTTTAACATAATAGTTGTAAAGAAGAGCACCTCTTACATGAATAGGAGTTCCCTTACCATATATTGTAGCAGAACTTTTGTGTTTGTTAACATCACTCACAGTTCTAGGAAAGGCAATCTCCTCTGGAGACATCTTTCTGAACTTTGTTCTAGCAGCATCAATGAAGTCAATTACTTCATCCTCTGTCCCACCCATCATAAGATTAAGAGCATCTTTAATCATCTTTCTGCATGGCGCAGGTGTAGATGACTTAACAGCCTCAATACCCATGATTTTCAATTTAGGATCTTCATACCTTACACCCTCACTATCCCATACATTGAGGATGTATCTTTTCTTTGCTGTCCAGATGCCCCTATCTGCAATGTTCTCTCTTTTCATTTGCATCTTCTGGGCATATGCATTTACATACGTCGCAAGCTCCTGGTAACTCTCCTCAATGAATGGTTCCAACTTCTCTTGGCAGATCTGGTCAAGTATGTTAACAAGTTTAGTCTTGTTACCAGTGAGATTACCAAAAAATTTATCAACAAGAGGTCCAAAGTTAATATAAATTGAGTCAGTGTCAGATGCGATGACATAATCTACATCTTTGGTCTGTAACAGATTATTTAGGTATCTATTCATACGATTTTCAATCCATCTGATAGATGTTTGACCAGACAGAGTGATTGCCTCAGCATTTGCTAATTTATAATAGCGGAAGTATTGATTACCAATCGCACCATAGGCAGAGTTGAGAGAAATCTTTTTTGCCATTTGAATGTTGTTACACCTGGCAATTTCTTTTTCAAGTGTTTTGGTTGGTGTCTTTTCATACTCTTGTTTAGCAGCAAGCATTCTCTTCTTGAAGATGACCCTCTCAGCATACATCTTCTCCATTAGTTCAGGGAGAAATCCCTTCACATCCTTCCTATACATTGCACCATTAGCGCAAACAGCACTATCTTTGTACAACTCAAAGTTTATCTCTTCATTAAGGATTCTATCAACTGTAGCCGCTGGATGTTTTTCTGGAAGGAGGGTCTCTGGGGATATATTGTACTGCATAATAAGATGAGGGTACAAGCTATTAAGGTCAAAAGAGACCACCCAATCATACTTTCCTGGAATCGGTTCCTTGACATAGGCACCTGCAAACTTAGAGTCTTTTTCTGATCTATCCTTAGGAGGAATGACAATGTATCTCCTCTTTAAATAGTTATAAATGATTGTATCCCACATCCTTACCTGATACATCACATCAACATAGTTGACCTTTGCTGTATACGCCATAGTCAAGGCGAGTTCAATCAGTTTCATCTTGTCTTCCAGACGGTCAACAAGTTCCACGTCAATGATGTTGTAGTCTACAAACTTCTTCCAATTACCTCTATAAAAATCTTTGAATGTATTGAACTCACTGTGGTCAAGTTTCTTCTGCCCAAGTTCTACCTGAGCAATATAGTCCAGTCTGTATGACTCTTGTGCCTTGTAGGTGAACTTCTTGTATAGTTCAAGATAATCAAGTGTGGTAAGTCCTGCAATATCATAGACATTGAACTTCCTACCAGAAATGTATGCCTCATCTTGTGATACAAGACCCCAAGGTGAAAGAAGTTTCATCTTCTTCTCACCCATAATCCTACTGATTCTCCCACACAGATATGGGATATCATACAATCTTACATTCCATCCTGTAATCACATCAGGTGTATTGTTTGACCACCAATAAAGAAATGCATTAAGCATTGCAACCTCATCCTCATGGTGATGATAGGTTACATTCTTCTGTGATGGAGTATATGCTTTTCTACCCCAAGTGATAATCTGCTTTGTAGCATTATCCTGAATAGAGATGGTCAGCATCTCTTCAGAGCAAGATTCAGGGTCAGGAAATCCTTCCTCTGCCTGAACCTCAATATCCATAGTTACCAGAGAAATCTTTGAGATATCAAACTTAATCTCTTCCTCTGGATACTTATCAGAGATATATTGATAGACATACCTTTCATTACCATAGATGGGAAATCCATCTACACCATCATACTTCTTGTAGAACTCTCTACAATCCCTGATAGTTCCTGGTTGAATGGGTTCTACATTTTCACCTTCTAGTGTTTTCCACTTAGAATCTTTCTTTGATTTAACAAAGAGAGTTGGTTGGTATTCTTCCTTGTAGATCTTTCTCTGGCCATCTTCATAACCACGAACAAGAAAGTTGTTACCAACCATCTGCACGTTTGTGTAGAACCTCATTCCTTCACCAGACTCTTGTACCTCTCTTCCAGTTTACTATTGGGTGATGCAATAGTCAAGATTTTATCAGAATGAATCATAAAAACATTCTGTGTTGTAATACCTACCAACCATGGAGAGAGGGTGTCCTGCTCTCCAATCACCATTGGTTCAGTAAGTTTACAGTCAGGAGAACCCAGTTCACCTGCTACCTCTTCAATTTGTGTAAGGAGCATCAGGTCCTTCATGACCAATACTTTAAGATTATCCATTTGTTACCTTCACTTCTGCTTTTTTCTCAACTTTTTGCTTTTCTACCTTGACCTCTGTGGGAAGAGGAGGAACAGGTTTGTATTTACGATAGCGCACTGTTTCATAAGTCACAAAGACCTCCTCAGGATTACCATAACAGGTCTTCTTCCTTTGTTCTACAATCTCATCATATGGATCTGATTTAATATCAGACCACTGCCTGTGAGCATTCTCAGTAATCTGACGACTGATTACTTCATAGTCAACACCATCACCTGATACAGGCAGGACAACATCAACATACTCTTTCTGTTTGGGTGCCATAATCAGTAACTCTTGCTGTGAACATCAATCTCACCATCATCAATGTGAGCATGATCAATATTTTCAATGTGACCATGCACCATATTTATTGTGATAGTCCCACTCTCTAATGCTTTAGCAATCCTATCTAATGCATCTGCTATCCTGAATAAGGTGCTGTCCATAAAGAATAATCCAACCCATATACTATAGGCGATAAAAAAGGGGGTGTCAACTGGATTGTGCCAGTTCCCCCTTTGCCCAT